ATTGAATAGCAGCTTGGTACTGCATAATCCGCTGCGCCATTGTGGAACTGTTGGGATCACTGACTGGAATAACCTCCACCATGTCGTAATCGGACTGTTTAGCCTTCCGATCTGCCCCAGTTGGGTCATACTCGTACTCATCCGGGGCGTTATCCCGAATAATTGCCGCCAGAAGTTTAAACTCCTGCTTCATGGACGCATGAACCCGCGCTTGGACGGCACTCATGGTCTTTAGGGTGCGTTCTAACAGCGCAAGGGTAGTTCCAACAGGCGCATTTGCGCTCATGTCGCTGATATTCATATCAGAAATGGAACCTAGCCGACGGGCTTCGTCAGTAATCTGATTTAATAGCGCCAGTAGGGTTTGACTTGGCTCTTTATACGGAAGGGCCATGATGTTGTCACGTACAGTCCCAGAGGCAACGTCAACATCTCGGAATTCACCCGGAGCAATGGGTGTATCGTCCCCTTTAATCCGCAGCCCTTTGGTTTTTAAGCCCCCGGGGAGGTTAGATAGGGTGCCTGCGTCCACCAATTGACGAATAAGGGACGTTCCTGCCCTAGCGTAGCCACCAATTAGGTTAATCAGGCCAAATCCGTAAGGCCCAAAGCCGGGAATGTACGTATATTGGACAAAATGCTGCCGACGGATGTATTTTTCGTCTTCTTCTACCCAGTTTCTACGGATCGCAAGGACTTCAGTAGTGCCTCGTTCGATGGTAACGACATAAGGAAGAGCAATTCCGTCCTCATTCTCATATCCGGGCATGTCCCAATCTACGTGAATCTCCATAAGCTGGAACCTATCGTCATCCGTGACGCTGTAGCCTTGCTCTTCGGCTTTCTTTTTCTCCACATCGGTAGAGATATGCACTGGGTCACCCAAGTCTACATCTCTGTAGAAGTTGGCAACCTGCAATTTACGGATTTCGTTCTCCGTTTTACGCATTACATGGGTAACACGTTCAGAAGTCTGGGCGCTAGATGCCCCGTAAGGAATAATAATTTCCTCTGCCGGGATAAAGATAGCTACTTGTCTCCCCAAGCTAGGATCAAAGTACACCTTTTTAAAGGCAGCGCCAGATAACCCAAGGTTGAACAGCAACCGCTCATGCTCCGGGCGGTACTCAGGCATCTTCTCCAGAATCTGGTAGTTCATATCCTCTTGGACACGGGCGGCGGCTTCTTCTTTCAGCTTGTCAATAGCCCCAACAATCTGCGTTTTCACCGGACCCTGAGCCGGGAACGTCTCTGTAACCATTTCCGCTTGGAACCGAATGGCAGCTTCAGTCAACACGGTGCTGTAAACACCACAGGCTCCAGACCAAGGCTCAGTACGCTCGTCGTACTTCATCCCAAGGACTTCTAGTCCCTTGACATACGCTTCTACCCATTCTTTACGGGCGGAGATATCCGCATCCACTAGGGCAAGAAGCTCTGACGACAGACTCGTCAGGTCACTCGGGTCCATGTCCTCAGCTAAGTTATCACCAAACCCTCCACCAAGTTCCGCATCTGGGAGCAGGGTAACCTCCACACTACCATCCGATAGCGTGACCATCTCTGGGTCAACAATCTCTATCTCCAGCGCAGCCTCTCCTTGGTCAAACTGATCTGGCAGGATGGCATCCAGCCCTAGTGGAGCTTGGTTAAGCGCTTTGTCGATATTTGTAGCCATAAGTGTCCTTTAGCGGCGTTTCAACGTCGCACGGTTAGTTTTTACGCTGTAATTGTATTGGCTCACGGGTTTACCAGACAGCTTAGCCGCACGATCCTTGGCCCGACTCTCCGCAGTCATAGCGTTACGCGCTTGCCCTGCATCAGTCAGAGTTTCCGAATCCTGCGCCATCTGCCCACGCTTGCGTAGCAAACTAATGGCTAACTCCCGCCCGCCAACTTGGGACGCCAATCGGTCAACCAATTCGTTTGCCCCGGTGTGTTTCTGTGTAGCCATAGGGACTCCTTAGTAATACGCTGCTTTGCGCCCCGTGGAATACTGGGGTGAGTCGTCGTGATCGTTGCGTAGCCGCAACAAACCCCCTTTGCGAATCCGTATCAAGGCAAGGGTCAGGGCGTCCACATCGTCGTCATGCTCGCCGCTTGGGAACGCCAGCACTTCCTCAACCACCTCCGTCGCCCACCCTGTCTCTGGGAACCATACTTGCCCCGTCATAAACATATCACTCACGGAGTTCATACGGGCTATCTTGTCCTGCCCTTTACCCGGGCTGTAGTCCTGCACAAACAACCCTGAGCGACGCATCTCATCAATCAGTGGCTGTCCGCTGGCCTTAGCTTCCACAATCACGCTGTCTGGCTCCCAGTCCTTTGTCTGCTGCAAGGCCATCTTCTTTAGCTCGGGGAACTCCCACTTGCCCCTAATCCGGTTAAGCAGGATGACGTTATCAACCCCCTCCTCATTCTTCCACACACCCCATGTCTGGCACACCGAGTAATCTGACCGCTCCTTGGTGGTCAACGCGGTATCGTAAGACTGCACAATAAAGTCCACCTTTGGCGGGTCTTCTTTCGGCCACCACATAATATTATCCCGCTTGATAATCGCAGCTTCCTGTGCTGTGGGGTTCTGCTGATACTGTGCGTTCCACTGCCACGCAGGCATACTCGCCTTAGTCCGCAAAAGGGATTCCAAACTCCACTGCTCGGGCCACAGCGATTTCTGCAACATCAAGGGCGCGTCTACGTCAAACTCTTCGTGTTGCGTTTCCGCAACAGGGTTGGGGGTCTCAATAATTGCGGGGAACTCGAACATCTCGTACTGGTCGCCGTCTTCGTTCAGGGTGCCATCTTTCAGCAAACGGCCAATAAGATCACGCTGGTGCCAGCGGGTGTGCAGAATACATATCTTGCCCCCGGGCATCAGACGAGTTCGTAAACCAGCACGGAACCACTCATACACCCCGTCAAGACTTGTCGTATTCCCCGACTTGATATCCTGCTCGGAAATGGGATCGTCCAGCACAATCAGGTGGGCACCCCGGCCAGCAAGGGCACCGCCCACACCTGCTGCGTACACCTCGCCCCCCTTGGTTGTATTCCACTTGCCTGCGGCTTTAGCATCGGCAGCAATAGCCACCCCGGGAAACATCTGCTTGTACTCCAGTGTCTGCATTAAGTTCCGCACCTTACGCGCCATATCTACAGCTAGGTCACCCGTATGGGAGGCCACAATCAGTTTATGGTCCGGGTGCTTCCCAAGATACCACGCAGGGTAATAGATAGAAATCATTTGGCTCTTGCCAAACCGGGGTGCCATACTGACGGCAATACGATCCTTGGACCCAGCCTCAACCTGCATAAGCAACGCACCCAACCGCTTTAAGTGAACGCCAAACTTGTACGCCCCATCTACGGCTGCAATAAACGCCAAGAAGTCTGTCCGCGCCAGATGCGTGCGCTTGCGCTCTTCCAACTCATCCAGCAGGGATAGGGTTGCCGCCATGTCTTCGTGCGACATGTTCTTGATATTGCCAAGCAGGCGCTTGACTTCTTCGGCCTCAGTCATTGAGTAGCGTCTGGGGGGTTACTACACCAAAGTCATCCGCATCAAAAGTTTTCATCAGGCGTTCTCGCAGAAGTTGCTCTAGCTCCTCCGTCGGCCTGTGCCGCATGGTTATCTCTGTCTTATCGGTGAACAGCCCCACATCAGATATCTTGCCAAGCAGTTCGTAGCACTTGATCCGAATGCGGGGGTCTGCGTTTGTCGAATCGACAATTAGCTTGTTTGTGACGTAGGTACGCAGTTGGACGGCTGACTGCACAACCACTTTGTCGTATTCGTCCAAGATTGCTTTGATGTGAACAACCGTGCCGGGGGACGAAAGGATTGTCGCCGTGGGTTGCTGAGTGCCCGTGAAGATGGAGTGCGCTGTGGCAATGTCGTCGTCAGTAACCTCGATGTCATCGGCAATCTCCGCAAGACTGTTGAACGCAGCATTTATACGTGCTTGAAGGTCTTCAAACGTAGGTGGGTAACCCGCATAGGGAATATCGGTGTCGATATCAGGTACTTGCATTGTTCTATCCGCAGCCATAAGGCGATATGAAATTATTACATAAAAATTTTTGGTATGTGTTTTATTTTGATGGGGGGTGTGTTTCCGGGGACCGGGGCTTGATTGTGTATAGGTGCGTCGCGGCTTGGTTTGCAGAATTTTTAAGGTGCTTGATTGTGTATAGGTGCGTCGCGGCTTGGTTTGCGTGGGAGCGACGCTCAGAGTAAATGCGCGTGGGACTCCGACACATAGGCGGGCTCCCCGGGTGCGGGTGGGTCGGCGCTGGCTGGACAATCTAACCATTAGTTGACTTGACAATGTATAGGGTTTGAGTTACATTATGGGTGTCGGTGGTTTAAGTGTTTGTATCGAACGCACTGCCGACATGGAGTTACTCTCATGGTCAAGTCAATGTTTAATGCTAAACCCGTCATCCTCGCACTGGAAAAAGGCGATCAAGCCACTATCAAAGCAAGCCAGCAAGTTGCTATCATCTTTAATCAGTTCATTGACGCGCAGCGTATCAGCGGGCTCACGAAGGATGCGAAGGGAGCGAAGGTTATCGGGACAATGGTACGCGAAGGATTTGCCGATTTTGTAGCAACTGGCGCAATTCTAAAATCCACGGCCTCAAATTATGCGACTGGCGCGGCCCGGGCTTTTTATCATGGTGTCGAATGGACACCGCGCACATTTCAACAACCGGAACTGGCGGTCCCTAGTGCCACAACGGGAAAAACGAAAGTATCGGGGTCCGTTAAAACTACCGATACTAAAGCGCTGGTCAAGACCCTTTCTAAAGCGTTAGAGCAGGCCCGCATAATGCAGCAGGATGCTACCGCATCGGGTATCGTTGACTTGATCATTGAACTTGACCCGGACTTCAAGGAATCAGCAGAGTAAAAACAAGGGCCCGGGAAACCGGGCCCGTTTATAAACCCCTATAGGAAACCACCACCATGCAAGTCGAACAAATTAATAAGGTCTGGCCTAATCTTAAGGTCGAACAAATTTCCACCCAATACGGGCCCGCCGTGCGCCTGACAGGCAAAGGTGCAAAGGTAGTAGCTAACACCTTAGCACGGGAAAACTATTTAAACGGATGGTGCGATACTGCATGGCGCGATATACGCCACGGTCTAGGGTATTTAGTACCGCTTTACAATAACCCGATGGCCTCGATCGTCTGATCTACTCGCCACCCCGAGCCGCCGCAAGGCGGCTTTTTTACGTCCCTACTTACCCATGCCCGCACTGCGCGGGCGGCGTCATAGTAGTCCACGGCGCGGGAGAGAGAGCGAGAGAGTGGGAGAGCGGGGGTGCGCGGCAGGCTGCACAGGAGTCACGCATTGCGGCATCTAACCGTTAGATGGGCGGCGCGGCGGGGCAACTATGACGATCTGGCGTGCGAGGGGGCATCTAACGGTTAGATGGATGTATATGTCCAAGAGAGTGATACCCCAAGTAAACTACGTAACGGATTCAAGCCCCATGTTACAAGGGTGCGTAATGTAAGTAAGCCATCGGAGGATACCGGGATACATCTACAGACTATCTACGTATTTATCTATCTTTGTATTACGTTTAGGGGGTAAACGGCACGGGGAAGGGCAAAAAGGCGGCGCGATGCGCGTAACGAGAGAAGAAAAACCCCTATAATATAATATATTATAAATAGTTATGTATCTGGTGTTTCAGGCGTTACAGGCTTTGCGCCCTGCGGATTTTGCACGGAACTTCGCCAAGGGGAGTTTAGAAATGTTTGTTTACAAACTCTCACATTCGTGTTTCGGGGTTCCCTGCAATTTTCATAATCCCAGACCCGCATCACAAATGTCACACCATCACGACAAATAGCAAACTTCTTCAATTCGATCAAGGACTTATGCGCGTAACGTCTTACGCGACGTTTGCACGTTACAGCACCCGTTACGCTTTACTCCCCTAAACATTCTTTTTACACTCAGCAACCTACGCTACACCATCTAACCATTAGATGTGTGATACACTAGCATCTCCCTAACTTACTTGGACTATCTCATGAGCATCCCAACCTACGCTGACCTCTACCTCGACGCCCGTTCAAACGTCATCCGTCGTTCCTCTGCGGGTGCAGAGCTTCCCCCTGCAATCCGACTCTGCTATCACAACGGCACGCCCTTACTGATGACTGGCACGCCCGGCACCCCACGCTTTCACGACGCAAAGACCATCATTGCGGGCCTGCTCACCGAAGCCGATGCGTTTGAGCTACCGTTGCCTGCACCTGTGCAAGACCCCCTGTACGACGCGCCCATGTCCGAGCGGCCCATGCTGTTGGAGTTTGCGGCGGGGCTCGATATCACGTATCTCAAGAACAAGTACGGTGCCAACCTCTGCCGATCTGCAACCGACGGCGCGGCGAACCGCAGTACACCTATAGCCAACGCCAGCAGCGCGGGGCCGCTAATCCTCGAAGTGCGGGAAACTCTCGCACGCACAGCCCGGGAGCGCGATGCAGCCGCGCAGGTAGCCGTTGCATTGGACAAAGGGATGCAGATAGAGGCTGTGCGTAGCGAACCGGAAGACCCGGCACAGTACGGCGTGATTACTAAAGCATCACCACAAGAGTATGCCCGTATGACGCGCCGAGCCAGTACCAGTGCAAGGACGGACGCTCGGGTATCGTGGCCGTTCAAGGATATGCACATAGGCGACCGTGTAGTGATCGACCCCAAGCTGGCGAAGCGAGCGCAGACAGCAGTTCATGTATACGCAGCACGCGTAGGTAAACGCTTTAAGACCGAGGCGCGTGGCCGTGGTGGTGCGTTGGTAGTCATGCGGACCGAGGACCGTGCGTAGGAATCAGGGCATCTAACCATTAGATAGGAACTATGACGGGGCCACGAGGCCCCTTTTTCATGCCGGAAGCACCCCGGAACTACCCCCTGCAACTGCTGTTTTTGACTTGACACAGACTAGCTCTTGTGTTACAATAGGTATTCGAGTGGGGAATCGTTCTCACTCTAGGCCACCATTGCATCTACGGGGCACCGCTCATTAACAATTCATACGAGGGTTGTGTACTTCTTTAGTACGGGTATTTATGGCGCAAGCCATCTAACCGTTAGATGACCACAACCCGCAAGCCGCCGCTGGTAATACCAGAAGCCAAGAGACTGCCTGATGAGATACCGTGCAGATCACAACTTGGTGAGCAGGCGTGGGGTCAAGCCCCCATACGTTGTGGTAACAGCAACGTGCAATACAAAGCCATGCTACCTAAATGCCGGGGATGCTCTGTGCAGAAATGCACAACAACCCTACCGCAGAGTGGGTGGATGCCTACCGCAGCAACTATACACGCGGGGTCGATACACAGACCCTATGCTGCGCGATGCAAGCCACCATACAACTGCCCGGGATGCGGACCCCCACGGGAATATACGCAAACGACGACGGCTATCGTAGCAAACAAACAAGCGCACACATACGGCGGGGCAACCCGCGCTGACAAAGCTCATAAGGTATTGGAGTATCACTCGCAGTGCCTTATGGGATGCAGTCCGCATCACGTATCTAATGATTAGATACGGCAACAACTAAGGAACCAGTATGACAAGTACACCAAAGCCTATCCCCCCTGCATCCGTTGCGTATCTCGTGCGGCACCTGCTAGAAGAGAGGCACCTGCTCATCCATACAAAGCCATTTGCTCAGATTCTCGTAGCCCTTGGCCCCCACATGGACGGCATCGAGCAGGAGTGGGCGGCAACGCAGCCGACGATGAAGCTGGCTGATGAGTACATCAGCGACCAGCTAGAGCGGTTGTCGAAAGCCCAAACAGCGTTCCGCGTAGAAAAAGCGCAGCACGAAAAGCAACGCAAAGCCGTTGCCAAAGAAATTGTCCGTCTCGCTGCATCACTGTAAGGAGTTCCCATGCAAGTCAAGAAACTTCTGCTTACCTGCGTCGTGTGCCACGACGACAT